CCGAGCATGTCATCATCGAGGGAACCATCTACGAGCCCACCACGGGCGACTATCACCTAAAGGTCATCCATAAGCGCCAGCAGACCTTTCTAGTGGAACGCAATCTCGGCGGATCGTCGCCGTGGATCGTGTTCCCCTGGTCACGCACGCCCGGAGAGATTTACTCGCGCGGGCCTGTGATTTCGATCCTGCCTGCGATTTTAACGTTGAACAAGGCGGCAGAATTTATTCTGAAAGGCGCAGCGTGGAAGATCATGGGATTGTGGACCGGCGTTGATGATGGCGTCTGGAATCCGTACAGCGTGAAGCTTGAGCCCGGGACGATTATCCCGGTGGGCTCGAATGCCACCGCTGACCCCTCCATACGCCCGCTCGATGTGGGCGGCGATGTGAACTTTGCTGACTGGTTCATGCAACAAAAACAACGCAAGGTAGAGCGCGCGCTGTTTGCTAATCCAATTGGCGATGTCCAGAGCACGCCCGTGCGCACACTCGGGGAAAACATGCTCCGCATGCAGGAGTTGCTCGAAGAATCGGGCGCCTCGATTTCGCTGCTGGAGTCCGAGTTTGTGGCGCGCGTGTTAAAGCGATGCCTGTTCGTCCTGCAAGAGAGCGGGCACTTGCCAGCGTTGGGCGACGATGGCACCGCCATTGAAATTGATGGCGAGCTGATCCAAATAAAAATGCAGTCACCGATTGCGCAAGCGCGAGATGCTCAAGAGTTGGGAGCGCTGGGCCAGTGGGCTGCATCAGCTGGCGGGGCTTTGGGCGAGGGTGCAATGGTGTGGTTGAACCCAGGCGAAACCGCTCAGTACATCCAAGAGCAGACCGGATTACCCAAACGCTTGATCCGCACGCAGCAGGAGGTAGACCAAATTATGCAGCAAGCGGCAGAGGTGGCCAGTGAGCAAGCCGGGGGCATATGAGTGGGCGACAGAAAATCTAGCCAACCCCGAGGGGCAACAGGAACCGGAAGAAGGCAAGCAGCGGTTGTGGCGCCTTTTCCGCGACAACCCCGAGGGAGCGGCTATTTTGGATGAATGGCTACGGTCATTTGTCTTTGCGCCGCGTCGCAACCCTAATCCCAGCAACTACGAACTGGGTTATCAGGACGGCGCGGCAGACTTGGTAAAGCGCATCGTAGGCGCGATCAATGAGGTGGAACGATGAGCATACTGGATGACGCAGACCCCCAAGAAGCGGACGCCGAAGCGGCAGACGTTGAAGCAACCGAAGCCCCCGCGTGGCAATGGGCTGAAGAAGTGCCCGGTGCAGGTGATGCGCCGGATTGGTTCAAATCCGAGAAATACGCCACCGTCGCGGAGCAAGCCAAGGCATACCGAGAGTTGGAAAGCCAATTTGGTGATTTTACGGGTGCTCCCGAGGAATACACCCGGGACGGCTGGGTGCCCGAAGAAGTAGCGCAAGCCTACGCGGACAACGCCGACATGCAGGCTTTTGTGGTGGAAGAGGATGACCCCTTCTTGGAGTTGTTTGTGCCGCTGCTCAAAGATGCCAACATGAGCGAGTCGGGCGTGGCCAAAATGGCCCAGGCTTATTACAAGCTTCGCCATGACACCTTTGTGGAAGGCCAGGCATCCGTGCAAGAGGCGATTCAGGCGATGGGAGCCAACGCACCCAAGCGGCTCGCCAACGTAGACACCTATCTGCGGGCCAACCTCGACGATGTGCATTACCAGGGGCTACGCAATGTCCTGACCGATGCCGACAGTTTTCAAGCCATTGAAATGCTAATTGGCAAAATCAAGCAGCCTCGCACTGCACCTACAGATGACCCGAAGCCGAGCATGACGTTATCAGAGGTCAACGAGCTGTGGTCTGCAATGACCGAGGATGGCAAGCGGCGCCGTGTGGACGCTGATCCCGACTACCGAGCCCATGTTCGCTCGCTGAGATCGAAAGTGGTGGGTGAGGGGCCGGCGATCATTATTTCTGGTGAGCAGTAGTTCAAAAACCGACAAAACCGACAAAAGCCCCAAAAGGACCCTTTCCAGATGTCTGTAGGTAGCCCACCCGGGCCATCTGAGGATTACTGACTTAGGCTATGACAATCAAATTGCGATCTGTGATAGTTGACACCTATCGTATCATTCGGCATCATTTCACCTGCATATAGGCGTTCTGCCTAACTTGGACACCCTCGACTGAGGCCCAGGTTTTTGCGTATCGGCCCCGTAAGGGATACCCGCAAGAATTTGGATTAACCCCACAGAGGACTCAACAATGTCCAAGAACCTTTCTGCTGTTGCCAGCACTGAGTTCGACTCTGAGGTCAAACAGGCTTATCAGGGTGGCTCTAAGCTGCGCGACACCGTAACGCACCGCGGCAACGTAACCGGTGGGACGTACACCTTTCGGGCAGTCGGCAAGGGCCTGGCGAACCAAAAGCCAAGCCAGGGTCTGGTTACCCCGATGGATATCTCCCACAGCGAACAGGCTTGCGTTCTGCAAGACTGGATCGCACCCGAATACACCGACATCTTCGATGATGCCGAGGTTAACTTTTCCGAGCAGCAAGAACTGGCGGAAGCCATTGCAAGCGCGCTTGGGCGAAGAGAAGACCAGCTCATCATCGACGCAGCCTCTGCCGCATCTGCGGGCGGGGCCGTTGCAGCCGGTGGTACGGGTCTGACCGCTGCCAAAGTCATTACGTCATCCAAGCATTTCAACGATGCTGGCGTACCGACTGAGGACCGCACAGCGCCGATATCGGCCGCTGGGCTAGAGGATTTGCTGAACGAAGACAAGGCCACCAGCTTTGACTATCAGCAGGTTCGGGCCCTGATCGACGGCCAAATAAATACGGGCTTTGGTTTCACGTGGAAAGTGATCGAATCCCGTGACGAGGGGGGCATCCCCAAGTCTGGCGCGACGCGCACTAGCACGTTCTATCACAAGCGGGCCATTGGCCTCGCCACTGGGATAGGTCCGCGCACTGAGGTCAATTACGTTGCAGAGCGAACCTCCTGGCTCGCAAACGGTCTGCTGAAAGCCAATGCCGTAGCCCGCGACACTGCCGGATTGGTAGACGTCGCCTACGACGAGTAAAGGAGACTTACGTGGCTTATTCACATCCTGGTATTCACCGTATTGGCCCGCAAAATAGTGATGCGCCCACTCTGTGGTCGTACTCTACGAGCGACAACCAAGCGACCATTAACTCTGCTGGCTATTTCAACGCTGCTGCCGATGATCTTTCGGTGGGTGACGTCGTTATGGCCCACAGTGGTTCGGGCGCGGTTGTGCTGTTCAATGTGGTGTCGAATGACGGCTCCACAGTGGACGTGGCGGATGGCCTCGCGCTTGGTACGACGGACTCTGACTAATCGTGGTCAGTGATCCGACTCGGTGACAAGCAAAGTCGATATCTTTAGCGGGGCCAGTGTCGCTGTTGGCGCGGGCCCCGTTACTGATGTTAACGAAGACACGACGCAGGCCATTGCCCTGCGGGCACGGTATGACGAAGTAGTAGAAACCGCGTTGACCAGTCATCGCTGGGGTTTTGCGCGACGTAAAAAGACGCTGAGCAAACTTACTGATCCACCTCTCAATGAGTACAGCGCAGCGTTTCAGATACCCGCCGAGGCCCTGGCGATTTTTCGTGTACGGCCGGATGTAAAGTATTCCATCCAAGGCCGTGAGATTCTCACTAACGCCGGCAGCATGGATAGCGACTATATCGCTCGGGTGTCGGAGGGAGATTTCCCGGGCTATTTCGTCAATGCCTTAGTGAGCGAGCTGGCGGCGCAGATTGCTATCCCGGTGACCCGCGACGCGAAAATTGCTCAGTATTACAAGTCAGAAGCCCTGTTTGCCTGGCGCACGGCGCGGAGTATCGACTCCATGCAGCGACCTACCGAGGCAGCGGACGATCACCCCTTTATCTGGGCTAGAAGTGCGTGAGCTGGATAGGACAATCGTCATTTTCCGCCGGAGTATTAGACCCGCGCCTTAACTCGCGCTACGACCTGGCGGTATATTTCCAGGCGCTCTCCAAGGGCGTTAACGTGCTCTGCGTCCCGCATGGCGGGGTCAAGCGCCGCCCTGGGATGAAATATCATGCGACCCTGACGGCCAAATCGCGCCTGATTCCCTTTGAGTTCAACACCGCCCAAACCTACGCAATCGCGTTTTCTGCTGGCCGCATCGACGTATTCAAAGACGGGGTGCTGCAGGATTCCATTACGTCCAGCGTTCCGTGGACCGAGGCCGAGCTGTTTGAGATTGACTACGCGCAATCGGCCGACACCCTCATTCTGGTCCACGAAAACCACGCGCCGCGGAAGCTCGTGCGTAGCTCCCATACCTCTTGGGCGCTGTCTACCATTTCCTTTACGAACATCCCGCAATTCGACTTTAACGACGGGAGTTCGCCCACGCCCACCTCCGAGGTGCAAGACCTAGAGTTCGACAGTGACGCCCTGAACGGAGATACCTATCGGCTGACCCTGGAGGGGTTAGAAACCGACGTCATTACGTTCTCCACCACAGCGTCCGATAACCAAACGCGGATTGCTGCGGCGCTGCAGGATTTACCGAATACGGGGGATGCGGGGATTTCGGTGACCCATTCCGGCTCGCACGTTTATCGGATCACGTTTGCTAACGCCTCCGCTAAAAACTGGGAGCTGCATTCATCGCGGTGGATAACGGTTGCCGACGTAGATACG